TCTCCAACGAACACCGCGCTGACATACATCTGGAATGGTACGGCCACCGAGACTCCGGTTTACGAGCTTGAGGTGCCGGACATTCAAGGCTCGACCGAGGTCGTATCCGTCGTGGCCGACTGCGCCTGCTCGTGAAGCCGATCCCAGCAGCCGTCGTTTCCGTCCGCGTTGGTCTCTGCCGCAAGTGCCCGACGCCTTGCGCCGAGCGCGACTCGATCCAGCACAACGACCCGTGCGCCTCGTGCCCGCTCACGCCGCGCCGCTGGGGACCATACGGCCGCTGCACGACCTACGGCCTCGGCGACCTGGTCGCAGCCGTGGCGCAGCCGATTGCGCGCGGCATCGACGCCGTGGCCGGCACGCGGGTCGCGGAGTGCGGCGGCTGCAAGAAGCGGCGCGAGGCGCTCAACCAAATCCGCATCTGACTGTCAGATTCCGCCGGACAGAATTTTGAGAAAAAGATTTGACTAGCTCGTTGCGCGTCTCCTTGGTCAAGGGCGCAACGACAATGATCCGCTCACTAATCCTCCTCGCGCTGGCTTCTGCCAGCCACGCCGCGCCGCCTGAGTCATTCTGGCGGGCGCTTCACCAAGTCGAGACCAGCGCCCGCCACGGCGCCATCCTCGGCGACAACGGCCGCAGCCTCGGCCCGCTCCAGATCTCCAGCGCGTATCACGCAGACTCGCGCGTCGCCGGAAGCTACGAGCAGGTGACCGACCTTGCCTACGCGCGGCGCGTCGCTACCGCCTACCTCAAGCGCTACGCGCCGCAGGCTTGGGCGCAGGGCGACGTCGACACGCTGGCTCGCGTGCATAACGGTGGGCCGAGCGGGCATCGCAAGGCGGCGACGCTGCCTTACGCTGAGAAGGTGCGGAGGGCGATGCGATGAGCTATGAGGCGTTCCTAGATGCCAAGCGGCACGTCGGAGCAAAGCACGGATTCGAGCCGACGTTTATCCCCGACAAGCTTTTTGACTTCCAGCGCGACCTCGTGACGTGGGCGGTGCAGCGCGGACGGTCTGCCATCTTCGCCGATTGCGGGTTGGGCAAGACAGCGATCCAGCTTTCGTTTGCCGAAAACATCGTGCGGCACACGAATAAACCCGTGCTCGTACTGACTCCGCTTGCGGTTGCGCGGCAGGCCGTCGAGGAGGGGGCGAAGTTCGGCATCGATTGCGTCCGCTCTTCGGACGGATCCTTTCCGCCTGGGGCTCGCGTGGTCATTACCAATTACCAGAGGCTCCACCACTTCGACCGCAATCAATTCGCGGGCGTGGTCTGCGATGAGTCTTCAATCCTAAAGAACTTCGACGGGATGACGAAGTCGGCCGTGACTGACTTCGCGCGGAAGATTCCGTATCGGTTGCTTTGCACCGCGACGGCTGCGCCGAATGATTACATCGAGCTCGGGACCTCGAGCGAAGCGCTCGGAGAGATGGGGTTTTCCGATATGCTCGGGCGCTTCTTTAAGAAGCAGGGGCCAACAACCTCGCGGTCGGACGAGCACCGCGCGGGAGTGTGGAGATTCCGCGGCCATTCCGAACGCGACTTTTGGCGCTGGGTCTGCTCCTGGGCGCGCGCCGTTCGCCGGCCGAGCGATATGGGATGCGACGACGGGCCGTTCATCCTTCCGAAACTTACAACCAGGGAACACGTCGTGACGGCGCGCAGTCAGCGCGACGGGATGCTGTTTGATCTGCCGGCAATGACGCTTCAGGAACAGCGAGAAGAAAGGCGGCGCACGATTGCCGAGCGGTGCGAATTGGTAGCAAGCCTGGTCGGAAACACAGGCCGGCCGGCGGTGGTCTGGTGCCATCTAAACGACGAGGGAAAGATGCTCGGCAGACTGATCGAGGATGCGGCCGAGGTCTCTGGCGATGACGACGACGACAAGAAGGAGGAGACGTTTGAGGCGTTTGCGGCCGGCAAATTGCGCGTCCTAATCACCAAGCCGCAGATCGCCGGCTTTGGTTTGAACTGGCAGCATTGCGCGCATCAGACGTTCTTTCCGTCCCACTCGTTTGAGCAATGGTATCAGGCGGTCCGTCGCTGCTGGCGGTTCGGTCAGAAGCGCGATGTCGTGATTGATGTTGTGGCTTCCGAGGGAGAGTCTGGCGTGGTCTCTAATCTTCAGCGCAAGGCCGATCAGGCGGACGCGATGTTCAAGCATCTCGTCGCGCTAATCAACGACGAGCTTCGAATCGAAGGAGCAAAACATACCAAATTAAATCCCGTTTTCCCCAAGTGGTTATGAACAACGACAAACAACACATCACGGAGCGCTTCGCGCTCTACAACTCAGACTGCATTGACGTTATGCGCGCGATGCCTGACGGGTCGATTGACCTCTCGGTCTATTCGCCTCCGTTCTGCGGCCTCTACAACTACAGCAGCAGCGAGCGCGACCTATCGAATTGCCGATCCTACTCCGAGTTTTTCGAGCATTACGATTACGTGATCTCAGAACTTGCGAGGCTTACGAAGCCAGGGCGCATCACGGCGGTGCATTGTATGGACGTGGCTGGAACTGGCAACGGCCCTACGGCTAAGATGGGCATCGCGGCGAATGTCGGGTCGGGGCTAATTGACTTCCCCGGCGACATCATCCGAGCTCACGAGCGCCACGGTTTCCAGTTCTGTATGCGGCGAGTGATCTGGAAGGAGCCGCTCGGAGTTCGACTTCGGACGATGGCGAAGGGACTTGCACACGCGCAGATCGTGGAGGATTCGACTCTGTGTGACGTGGCCGGAGGGGACTACCTGCTTTGCTTCCGAAAGAAGGGAGAAAACCCAATACCAGTAGCGCATCCGACCGGGCTCCACTCGTACGCCGGCGAGCGGCAGATGCCTCGTGAGCTACTCGAGTGGAAAGGTCACGAGGGCAAGCAGACGGAGAACCGATTCTCACATTGGATCTGGCGCCAATATGCGTCGTGCGTCTGGGATGACATCCGAATCGAGAACGTCCTCGCCTATGAGGAGAGCCGAGACAAGGACGACGAGCGCCACGTTCATCCGCTCCAGCTTGACGTTATCGAGAGGGCGGTGGTGCTTTGGTCCAACCCTGGCGAGGTCGTCTTCACGCCGTTTATGGGAGTCGGATCCGAGGTTTATGGTGCGGTGCTAAATGGCCGGCGCGGCGTAGGGGTTGAGCTAAAGCCGAGCTACTTCCGACAGGCGGTGCGAAACCTTTCGCAGATTGAGCGCGACTCTAAGACCGGAGAACTGAATCTCGTATGATACCCAAGATGATCGCCAAGGCATTGCTCGCCGGCAAGACGCCGAAGGAGTTCGCGCACGAGGCCGGCATCTCGGTCTCGTGGGCCTATCGGCTCGCGTGGGAGGCTGGCTTCAAGTCGGTCTACATCTCGCGCGACGAACAGAAGATGATCGAGAAGCGGAGGGCCAGCCGATGACCAAGGCACGCAGGCTGCTCTTCGGCAGCGGCTCGAACTTCGCGCACTACGCGCTCGGGCAAGCCGTATGCTTCCGCCTCCAGTCCGAGTTCGCGAAGGACGAGCTCGGGCGCCGGTGCGCTCGGTCGTCGATGCGGCAACACGCGCTCACCTACACCCGCGAGATCCTCGCGATGCAGGGCAAGCAGTTCCGCCTGCTCGGCCGATGAACAACAACTTCAACCGCACGCAGCCGGTCAAGAATCTCACCGGCGGCGGCCACTCCGCGGCGCGCTACACAGGCACGCACGGGCACAAGGAGCGCTCGCACTACTGGGTATTCATTCCCGGCGAGGGATGGGTGACGTGGCGCGAGATCCACAAGCAGGTCACCGCCTCCTTCAGAGACTGGGAGATGCGCCACATCCTCGGACTACGTAAACCCAAAACCAAAACACAATGACCGATCAACACGCCGAACAGATCATCGCCGAGCTCCGCGCCATCCGCGCGCTGCTCTCCAACAAGCCAGCGGCTTCGGCCGCAGCTTCCGCGCCGGCTCCGGCTGGTGCGCCCAAGGACATCCCGCAGCCGACCGAGATCGTGGCCGATCCCGGCTCGATCGAGGTGCACTTCGGGAAAAACGCCGGCAAGCCGCTGCGCTCGCTCGGAGCGAAGTCGGTTGAGTGGTACGCGCAGGAGCCGGAGCCTCGCATCGGCAACAACGGCAAGCCGTTCCCGCCGCGCGCTGAGGACGTTCGCCTGCGGAACGCTGCGCGCCAGATCGTCCACGGCAACCGCGGCACGCTCGCCGCTGGCTCGAAGGTCACGCTCGTCAGCGAGCAGCTGACCGAAGAGGTGCCGTTCTAAACTTAAAGGGCGCGACCGAGACTTCCCAGCCGCGCCCCAACCCAGAAGCAAAACAACAACACAACAAGAGCCAGACAATGAACAACGAAACCGTCAAAGAGGATACCCA